ACGCGCCTGTACGTGGTTGTGGACACGTTCGGGTCGAACACCAGAGGGGCATGACCGATCTGGAAGAAGTAAGCCACCTCATTTAAGACGGCGATCTGCCAGTTACTGTCAGTAATCGTAGGGGCCGACCCACCGCCGCCGTAGGTCAGTTCCGTCAGGGTGCTGCCCGTAAGACGGAAGAGTTTGTTGTTGCCAGCACAGACCACATATTCCGTGCCGTCGTCCATGACTAGTTGGCCGATGGCTTTGATATCTGCTGTGCCTAAGGGGGTACTGGCAGAGTTAACCGGTTGCCAGCCCTTACGCGCCCCTACACGCCCGTACTGGTCGATCACGCAGTTATTAGCCACTAAGGCAAAGCCAGCAGCCAGATCAAGGGAGGAATCCTGTGTGTTCAGGCCATAGAAGCCAGGGGCGGTAATGCTGTAAGTTTGAATCTGTTGAGCCATTAATTAGCTCCCCAGGTTTCTTCCTCCGGATAGCGGGAGGATTCAATCGCAATGTAATCCGCCAGGATACTCTTGAACATCGCGTAAGCCTCCGAGGTGTTAAGGCCACCATCCTCACCACGATCCACCAGGGCACGGGCAAAAGCTAGTTGAACCACCGGCTCAGACGGAACAAGGATCTTGTCGGAGTCTGCAACCAGTTTACCCTGGGGCTTATAGATGTTGAAGTAGATCTGGTAAACATCGTTAGGGATAGGATACAGATCAACCTGCGTATCCCCGTTATCGTCAATGCCGTTGAAGTTGTAGTAGCTCGGGACACCCTGTTCAGGCGTAGCCGTGCTAATGAACAACGAGGTCATTTCCATCGTGGTCTTAGGCTCAAGGTGCATACGCTCTGTGGCGTTATACACTTCAATCACCTTAAACCGAGCATCTGTGCCGACCAGAGCATAGTTAAATACTGTCGGGCTTGTCGTAGCCGTCAGCGTTGTGGTTAAGGCATTCCAGTTATAGGCATCCTCAACGACACGCTTAGCATCATTAACAAAAGCACCCACTAACTTAGACAGGGTGTTTTCATTAACTGTGCCGACTTCAGGCTCACGCAAGCGAACCAAAACATCATTAACCAAATCTAAGTAAGTGGGAAGGGCCATAATTATTTATCGCTTTTCTTTTCAATCTTGTCTTCGATCCGACGTAAAGCCTGGAATAACTCTTCCTTAAATAAGTTAAACTCATTCTTCGGAATATATTCCTTAGCTACCTCTTCACGAAACTTATATAAATCGTCCTTTAGGGATTGCACCGCAGAGTACATTTCCCTAGCAAACCATCCCAAAGCAGCGGTAAAACTGCCGAGGATTAGGTTTAGCAATGTCTGAAACTCCATCATATGCTCCTAACACTTCCACCGCTCTCGCGCAGCTTTACCACGTTCACCTGTCCAGCCTTCGCTACGGGCACAGAACGACTTCTTACGGGCGGCATCAGTTTTAGTTTTAGGAGTAGGGGCCGGGGGCTTGAGGTTTGATCCTGTCTCCCGGTTATACTTGGCTCTACCTTTGGCGGTAAGGCCAGCACCCTTAGACACCGGTAACTTCTCGCCTCGACCGACCGATAAGTTGACGTTCTTTTTCGTAGCCATTATTTAGTCTTTTTCTTTGCTGTTTTTGCCGAAGCGATAAAGTCAGCTTTAGAAGGAGCACCTTTAGTTCCAGGCTTACGCATCCGCTCACCTGAGCCAGCTTTGATACGCTCCCGCTTTGCGTTAATGTTGGCGTATAACCCAGGCTTAGTAGCCACGCTTAGCCCCCTTCATCGTAGCTTTAGCTTTGGGCTTAGGAGCCTGCTTAGGAGCCATACCGGTCTTTTTGGCGTAGTCCATCGCTTCTTTTTTACCTTTAGCGGTGTAGGGAAACTTCTTTTGTCCAACCATCGGCATAATATTCTCCTAGTTAAAAAGTACGGGATTTGATCTCAGCAACCTTAACAAGCCACTCTTCTTTAGTAGCCTCGCCACGCTGCCATTTGAAAAATAAGGGGTCTGCTTCCTGCTGATAAGCCCGACGACGCATTTCGTCCCACTCATCGTTCAACTGCCGCAGTTCAGCGGCTGTCATAGGACGAACACGCCAACCCTGTTGCCATGCACCATCGTAGCGTTGGAAGAAACCAGATTCTTCAACTACTTCAGTTGCGGCAGTAAAAGGAGGGTTTGTTTCTACGACAGGGAAGACGTTATACTCGGCCAGGGTATCTTCCGGAATAACCACAGGAAAGGATACCCCAGGATTGTCTTTCCGCAGTTGTTCAATACTGTACTTCTGCGGTTGTCCGTTTTCAATTTTGACGTACATATAAATCCTTTACGCAGGTTTAATAATCACCTGCATTGCAGAGGTGTTTGACGATGCGGTCATATCAACAGACACAGTTCCGGTAGCTCCTGACGAAACATTCGATTTTCTGTATACACCCCAATTAGGTTGAATAGTTGTATTCAGGTGAACCTGAGTAAAACCTGACGGGGTGGCATTGGGATATTCGGTGTTGCCTCCAGCGGTGACAACCTGCACACTTCTGTTAGAAGCCGCTGTAACCGAAGGAATAACCTGCGGATCAGCAGCAGCGGTAGGTGTACTGGCTACGTCAAACGCACCTCCACGAAATACCAGAAGAGACACACCAATATCGGAGCTACCGCTGTTCTGTGTGAATGTGTAGTCCGCTGCACCCGCATGGGTTCGATACATCGCAGTCAGGCGCGGGGCCGTGCCGTTGCTCGCGTTAGTGATCGTCCATCCGCCTCCGTTGACCGACCACAGAGTGCCCGCACTTGCAGCATAGCCAAAGGCAATCAGAAGATCGCCAGTCTGTGTACCGGAAGGAACGGCCAGGGTGATATCCTGACCGCTTCCATCACCCGATGTAGAGCCGATAAAGGCAATGTCTGAGACACCGGTACCTTTAAGCATTGTCCCTAACATTACGCATTCCCCACGCGAGCACCGTAAATAGTGGTTCCAACTTTCCACAGCACGATTACAGTATAGCCACTAGTTGCTAAAGTAGGAGCGTTACCACCATCGGTTTCCCAGGTAACAGCAAGGGTCGTCCAAGTAATTGTCCGTGCTGTGCCGTCATCCACCATTAAGGTAATAGACTGACCGGCAGACCAGTTAGCTTGCCCAGGGGTGCGGTTAGCACCTAACGTCCACAATTGAATAGAGCCGTTATTGGGGTCTAAGTTAACTGTTGTTCCGTCAGTAATGGTGAACACCTCCTCGGTGTAGCCATCATTGAGTACTGCGCCTGTAATAGTTGGGCTTGTCAGCGTCTTGTTCGTCAGCGTCTGGGTATCCGTAGTGCCCACAACAACGCCTGTCGGAATAGCTTTCTGAGCCGCTGCACCATCAATATTGCCGGACGCATTAGACAAGACGAAGCTAGATGCCGCTACGCCAGATACAGTATTGTCATCAACGCTGATCGTCTTATTAGTCAGCGTCTGTGTGCCAGTCAGAGTGGTGACCACACCTGTGTCAACAGCCACAGTAATAGAACCAGCACCTTCAGTAATAGTAATACCGGTACCATCCGTCAGGTTGGCATTCTTCCACACACCTGCTGTCGCATCATAAATCAGCGTATTACCAGAAGCTGCGGTAGCAATCAGAACATTATGCAGTTCGTCAATTTCATAGCCGTTATCAACCTTCATGTAGATTGATCCGACTGTGGCGTGAACACGTTCCACATAACCCAACGTAACACGATGGTCAGGGGCTGTAGGAGCCGTCGTAGTATAAGCACCGGCCGTAGTGGCTGATAAATACACTAAAGCACCCGCTGTCAACGAAGATGTATTTAAGCCGTGGACAGTACCCATCAGGGTCACAAAGCCTTCTGCACCGGAGGCAATGGTTTCTTCCACCATGCCAAGAGTACCGGCAGAGGTTGTGTCGCTATCGGCTCTAGCCAGTTTAACAGCAACCCTGTTACCCTGTGCGCCAGAGATATAAACAATCTGGCCTTTAGACAGCGTAGAACCGGAATCGTTGTAGACCCGAGCAATAATTTCCTGGCCGATAGTTAAAACGGAGTTTCCACCCTTCAGGCCGAGCACAGCCGTGCCATTACCATCATCCCAGGCAATCTCACCCACGCCAGCCGTCGTCACAGCAGCGGTATCTAAGCTAAACTTGTCCGACAGGGTATCAATAAAGCTCGGACTTGTGTCCGGCTGTACCGCCGTGTCAGCCTTGGCACCCTGGGCGGCTGTCGCAAAGGCAGCGGTATTCGTGCCGCTATCTTTAATCAGTTTACCGGTAGCTCCATCAAATAGAACAATGTTGTTGTTCGTGGAAGATGCAGGGCCAACTACATCGCCAGATCCGCCGCCACCTCCGGTGCCGTCAGCACCTTTTTGTGCAAGAAGCTGCCAATAGGTTGTATTGGTGGGCAGGTTACCGGTAGAGGCTAAAATACAGATGTAGGAAGAGCCGTTGTACGAAACAGCATCATCCACATCATAGGCTGTCCCGCCAGCATAGGCACCTTGCCAGTTTAAGCCTTTTTCACCCTGAGGGCCGGTCGCTCCGGTGGCTCCAGTAGCCCCGGTCGCGCCTGTGGCTCCTGTTGGGCCTTGCGGGCCTGTTTCACCTTGCGGGCCTTGTGCGCCTGTCGCGCCTGTAGCACCGGTGGCACCTGTTGCGCCAGTAGGAATACCGAAAGTAAACTTGACTAAGTTATCATCAAACGCAACTGTGGCCGCACTTCCTGCAGCCAGGGTTGTCGCCTCAACAATCAGATCATTCTTGAAGTCGGTTGTCGCGTTTGCCGCATCTTGGGCATCTGAAGCAGAAGCAGCCGCAGCGGAAGCACTTGCAGCCGCAGCAGCGGCAGAGGCAGCAGTCTGCTGAGAAATCGCAACGAATGCTGTTAATTCAGAATCGGTAGTGGCATCCCCGCCTCCGCCCAATCCGCGAAAAATAGTCATAGTTTTTCCTTCTGCTTAGGAGGTCGCCCAATGTTGCGTTTCTTAGGAAGAGTTTCCGTCAACTCAGACTGTTCTTCTTCCTCAACTTCTTCGTATTCGTCATGCTCACGCATCGTATTAATATCATGCGGAACAGTATAGGTAAAGATATTACCAGTATGCTTACATCTAAACTTAGCCATATATCCTTTCCGAAGGATTTAACAAACCCTTTGAAAAAGACTCCCGCCTTGTGAGCGGGAGCCAAAGGGTGCAAGCTACTTACTTATTGTTATAAGTATTAGGCCGGCACAGCCAGAGCAACGGCGGAGCCGTCACGCAGTTCTTTCACGCCGTACAGGGTGTCGGCGGTGAACAGGGTACCCAGCCACTCTTGCTTGTACTGGGTCTGCGAACGGACACCCATTTGCTCAACCAGCACAGCGAAGTCGCGGTGGGCCAGCAGGCAGATGCGGTCGCCATCGGTAGCGGTGTCAGCGTTTGTGGAAACGAAGACGGGGATGCCGTACACGTTGCCGATTTCGCCGTTACGGATGGTGTTGTTACCGCCAGCCTCGCCCACGAAAGCCTGCTCGGTGAAGCGGGCGATACCCATCAGGGTGTTGCGGGTAGACGGGGGAACGATCAGGAAACGACCGTCCATCGGAACGTCGTTGTCATCCAGACGCTGGATAGAGCGGCGGATAGCAGCGTCAGTCAGAGCACCAGCGGTGCCGGTGTAGGCTGTCGTGCCGTCAGCACCGGAGAAAGCACCGGTATAGTCGGCGGTGCCGTCACCACCGCGAACACCGCGACCCAGGCGAACCAGATCGGTATCCACTTGGCGGGCCAGGGCGTAGCCAGCGTCTTCCGTGTAGAAGTTACGCAGGGACGACAGGGATTGTGCTTCGACGATATCTTCGATCAGGCGCGAGTACTCGTAGTGCTTGTCGATGGTGACAACCACTTCAGACTCGGTGGCCGCAATCAGGGTCACTTGGGTCTGAGCGGACTTCACCGAGGCGTTGCCACGGGTCGGGGCGGGAATGTGAATCGAATCACCCTTCTTGCCCTTGAAGTTCATCTTCTTAACGAGGTTGGCGGCAACGAGGTTCTTCTTGTAAGAAGCAACAATCTCATCACTCCAAATTTCAGGAATGAATGTTGCGCCGGTGGTGGTAGTAACGTGAGCGGTACCTAAAGGCATTTAGAAATCTCCTAGAGTTAAAAGTTATTTAACCCGGTTCTCAGCATAAGCCCTCATGATTTCATCAGAG